GCCTAAAAAGCACGTGCGCGAAATTGATGAATTTTTATAGGAATTGCGGAGCGTAGATGCGAGGCCGTAAGCCGACACCGACTGAAGCAAAAAAGCGCGCGGGCAATCCCGGCCGGCGCAAGTTCTCTGGCAAAGAACCAAAGCCGAAATCGACGAAGATCGCGCCGACATTGATCGAAGAACGCGCGCGTGAATTTGCGCAGAGCGTGCTGTCCGAGTTGCGCGCCACGAAGGTGCTGACCGATGTCGATCTCGGCGCGTTTGAATTGATGTGCACACATTACGCGATCGCGCGATTGGCCGCAGAGCGCGTGATGCGTGAGGGCTTGATGCAGCTGAATGCGTTCGGCTGGGCGAAGCATCCACTGCTGCAGGTCTTTCGTGACAACAGCAAAGCCTTCGAGGCTTATGCCTCTGACTTCGGCATGACGCCCAGCGCGCGGACGCGGATCCATATCGAAGAGGCAGAGCAGTTGAGCCTGTCCGAAATGTTGTTCGGCGAAGCAGAGAAAAAGAATGCCTAATTTCTATTTCGACGAACGCGCCGCGACGATCGCCGTGAATTTCTTCGAGCGGCTGCTGCGCCATAGCAAGGGCGAATGGGCCGGGCAGCCCTTCAGGCTGCAGCCCTGGCAGCGCGATCAGATCATCCGGCCGTTGTTCGGCTGGAAGCGGCCAGATGGCACGCGCAAATATCGTGTGGCCTATATCGAGGTGCCGCGCAAGAACGGTAAAAGCACACTATCGGCCGGCATCGCGAACCTGCTGCTGTTCGCCGATGACGAGCCGGGCGCCGAAGTCTACAGTGCAGCGGCGGACCGCGACCAGGCCGCGATCGTATTTGACGAAGCCAAGAGCATGGTCGAGGGCGCGGCGCCGCTGCGCAAGCTCGCGCAGATCTACAAGCGCGCGATCTACGTCCCGAAGACGAACAGCGTGTATCGCGTGCTCAGCGCGGACGCCTTCACGAAGCACGGGCTGAATGTGCATGGCGTGATCTTCGACGAGCTGCATGCGCAGCCAAATCGAGATCTGTGGGACGTATTGAAGACCGGCACGGGGGCGCGCCGGCAGCCATTGTTCGCGCAGATTACGACTGCCGGCTACGATCGCAACTCGATCTGCTGGGAGCAGCACGAATATGCTGAGAAAGTGCTGAAGGGCGTCATCGACGACCCGGAGTTTTTTCGCCTTCATCGCCGCGGCCGACGTGGACGACGACTGGCTGGACGAAGCGATCTGGCGCAAGGCCAATCCCTCGCTGGGCGTGACGGTGAATCTCGATTATCTGCAGGCCGAGGCCAGGCGCGCCGAACAAACGCCGGCCTATCAGAATACTTTCAGGCGGCTTCACCTCAATCAATGGACGCAGCAGGAAACGCGCTGGCTATCGCTCGAGGCATGGAACGCCTGCAACCGGCCGTTGGACCTGGCGGAGTTGAAGACGCTGAAATGTTTCGGCGGCCTGGACTTGGCCTCGTCGAGCGATATCGCGGCGCTGGTGCTCGTGTTCGTCGAGGAAGGCTCGGACGAATTCTACTGGGTCCTGCCGCGCTTCTTCATTCCGAAGGAAAACATGATCGAGCGGGGGCGCAAGGATCGCGTGCCGTATGACGCCTGGGTGCGCGATGGTTACATGGTCGCGACCGAGGGCAATGTAATCGACTACGATGTCATCGCCCATGAAATTGAAACGCTAGGCGCCGAGTTCAACATCCTGGAAATCGCATTCGACCCGTGGGGCGCCTTTCAGATCAGCCAGCAGCTCGCGGCAAAGGGATTCACCGTCGTGCAATTCAGGCAGGGATTCGTCAGCATGAGCCAACCGACAAAGGATTTGCTGAGACTCGTCCTGGCCCAACGCCTGGCGCATGGCGGTCATCCGGTCCTGCGCTGGATGGCCGATAACCTGGTCGTCTCGACGGATGCCTCGAACAACGTAAAGCCCGACAAGAAAAAATCCCGCGAGAAAATAGACGGCATGGTTGCCCTGGTGATGGCGTTGGCGCGCGCGATCGTGAACCGCGGCACCGCGCCGGCGGCGGTCCCGAGGATCCGCGTATGAGCGAGCCGCGGGTGCGCTATGAGGTGACGCCGGGCAAACCAGATCAGCGTGATCAGACGCGCGCGGTGCGTCTGGTTCTGCGGGCTGATTGGGCTCAGTCAGTCTATAGGCTGCTGCAGCTGCATAATGAGGGCTATATGCGCTTCCAAGTAATTAGTGATGAATCAGGTCGCGTCAGGATCGAGCCGGATGCTTGACTTGAAGGATGAATCTGGATTTCAGATTCGTGTGAAACGGTCACGGCGGAAAGTAGAGCGGATCCGGCGGCTGGTGCAGTGTGAGAATTGCGGACAGCGGGAAATGCGGATTGGGGTAGGGAATTGTAAGAAGTGCGGTGGATGGATGAGGTATATCCATTAGGGTTTGACAAGTCGTGTTATAATGAGACAAGCAATGTGAAACAGCGACTGCCGCACGGGCGGTCAGACACACGGCGCGATCTCGTTTGAGATCGCGCCGTGTGCGTTAGAGGAGCAATGGATCGATTCGATGCGTTGATGATGTTTGGCATTCTGCTGCTGGCGATCGGGTGCGGGCTGATCTATTTCCCGCTGGGGCTGATCGCCGGCGGGAGCGGCTGCGTGGCGATCGCCATCGTCGGGGCGCGAGGCCAGGCGACGACGGTGCCCGATAATGTTGCGGCATATGGCAACGAAAAGGCGGCGACCTGATGCCCGGACTATTGACACGCTTCTTCACTCGCCCGTCGCCGGCCCAAGTGTTCGCCGAGTCTAACAATACGCCGGTGAATCCCGACGTGATCCGCGCGCTGATGAATGATTATCAATCGGCCACCGGCGTGACGGTCACGGCTGAGTCATCGCTGCGCGCAACGGCCGTCTTCGCGTGCGTGCGCGTGCTCAGCGAAACGCTGGCCAGCCTGCCGCTTATCACCTACCGCCGGCTGCCGCGCGGCAAAGAGCGCGCGCCGGACTTCTACCTCTACCCCATTCTGCACGACACACCCAATCCAGAGATGACATCGTTCACATTTCGCGAAACGTTGACGGCGCATGTCGCGCTATGGGGAAACGGCTATGCGGAGATGCAGCTCGATGGCGCCGGGCGCGTGACGGCGTTATGGCCATTGCTGCCCAATCAAACGCTGCCGGCGCGCCTGGCCGATGGAACATTGTTCTACAAAACATTTGTGCCCGGCTCCGGCTTCAAGGCGCTCTCGGCCGATCGCGTGCTGCACGTGCGAGGACTGGGCATGTCGGGCCTGATGGGACTATCGCCGATCGCGCAAGCGCGCAATGCGGTCGGCCTGGCGTTGGCCACCGAGGAATTCGGCGCGCGGGTATTCGGCAATGGCAGCATGCCGGGCGTCATCTTGAAGTATCCGGGCAACTTAACCGACGCGCAATATGATGCGGCGCAATCATCGTGGCAAGCGGCACACGGCGGATTATCAAACGCGCATCGCGTGGCCATCCTCGAGGGCGGCATCGAGGCCGAGAAGATTGGTATCCCGAATGATGACGCGCAGTTCCTCGAAACGCGCAAATTCCAGGTACGAGAGATTGCGCGCCTGTTCCGCGTGCCGCCACACCTCATCAGTGATCTGGAGCAAGCCACGTTTTCAAATATTGAGCAGCAGTCGCTTGAATTTGTGATCTACACGATGCTGCCGTGGTTCGCGCGTTGGGAACAAGAGATCGCCCGCTCGGTGCTGCTGCCGCAGGAACGCGCGACCTATTTTGCCGAGTACCTGATTGACAGTCTGCTGCGCGGCGACACGACGGCGCGCTTTGCGGCCTACGCTTCTGCAATCAGCAGTGGCTGGATGAACCGCAACGAGGCACGCGAAAAGGAAAATATGAATCCGGGCGGGACGGCGCTCGATCAATTCCTCGAACCGTTGAACATGATCGAGGTGGGATCGGACGCGACGGCCGCCAACATCGCCGCGCGCCTGGCCGCGCTGGAGAATCTGCTGGCGGGTGTGAACCTGGAGGAACGCCATGAATGATTGGATTCGCGCCGAGATCATGGCGCAGGCGGCGCGCGAAGTGTGGGCGATTTTGCCTGTGGCCTTGACGGCGCTGTTAATCAACGGCGAACTTGCGCGCGATTGCGCGGAGAAAGTTTCGGCAGAATCGATCGTAGAGGCTCCCAGCGCGATCGATGTAGCGGCAGTGGTGCGATCGGGGCCGAAAAGCGGGCGCGTGGTGCGCGTGCCGATCGTGGGCGCGATCACGCGGCGTGATTCGTTCTGGTCGCTTTTCTTCGGCGGCGGTGCAACGGTCGAGCGCATCACGAAGACGCTGCGCGAGGTGGGCCAGGATGACACGATCTCCACGGTGCTGCTCGACATCGATTCGCCGGGCGGGACGGTGAGCGGCCTGCCTGAATTGGCGGCCGAGGTGCGGCAGCTGCGCGAATCGAAGCGTGTCGTTGCGCTGGCGAATTCATTGACGGCCAGCGCAGCTTACTGGATCGCGAGCCAGGCTGACGAGATCGTCGCGACACCGGAGGCGCTGGTCGGATCGGTCGGTGTGTTCACGCTGCATGAGGACTGGTCAAAACTGAATGAACGGATCGGCATCAATCCGACGTACATCTTCGCCGGAAAATACAAGGTCGAGGGCAATCCCGATCAGCCGCTGAGTGACGAGGCGCGCGCGCACCTGCAGGCGACAGTCGACGATGTTTATAACCTGTTTGTCGGCGACGTGGCTAAAGGGCGCGGCGTGGCGCCGGCCGTGGTGCGCGCGGAGTATGGCGAGGGGCGTGCGCTGACTGCGAAGGCCGCGAAGGCGAACGGCCTGATTGATCGGATCGCCGGCGCGGAGGAAACGTTGCAGAGATTGAGCGGAGCGAAGGCAGGAGAGGATAAATTCCCGCTTACTACTGCGGGAATGACGGTGCGAACTGACGAGGTCAACAGCCTGGCGCAACTCGCGCTGAAGCGTCGCAGGCTTGCATTGGCACAAAAACTATATCAGGAGGATTGACATGAATGTGCGCGAAATGATGGCAAAGCGTGCGGCGCTGTTGGAGGAAGCCGACGCGATTCTGAAGGTTGCGATCGGCGAGGGCCGGGCGACTACCGACGATGAAAATGCGAAGGTAGATGATCTTGAGAAGCAGGTGAAAGCACTGCAGGGCACGATCGATCGGGCCGAGCGCGTGACGCAGCAGATGGCCGAGTTGAGCATGCCCGGCGAGCGCCGCATCCCGACATCGCCGGCGCTCATTCGATCGGGCCTGGGCGACAACGAGATCAAGGCGACGGCGGCCTACATCAAGCGCGGCGATCGCGGCGCGCTGGCCGGCCTGGCCAACGAGCAGGTCAGCGAG